CCATCCACAGTGGCTGGTTCGCCGGCCCGGTGGACCGGATCAACGGTGAATTGGTGCTCACCCTGATTTTGCCGAACCCCTGGAACTTCAGCCCTGAACAGGCCTTTCCAGTTCCGCTGGAAGACGTGCCGGACGGACCAGTGGCGCTTCCCGGGCCACTGCCAGAGCCTGAAGAACCTGTCGCGCAAGAATTGGACGTGGAGCCGGAAGTATGAACATCGACTGGACTCAACTCATCACCAAAGCCATGAAGGACGCTGCCCTCGCCGCAAACGCGCTGGCCTCGGCCAAGGCACTGCTCGCCGGGTTCAACACCCAGGCCACGGCACAGATCGCCCGGATTCAGGACCGGATCGACACCCTAGGGTATGGCATCGATGCCGGCGAGGCGACGGAAGAGGACGAAGCCGAGCAGGCGGCGCTGCTGATCAGCATCGCGCAATGGAAGGTCTACAAGTTCGCCTTAGGCAAGGTCACCAAACAGCCAGGATGGTACGCCGCCCCGGTCTGGCCGGTTGTGCCCGCCATCCCCGTCATTGTTGCCGACCCTGATGCGCTTGCTGCCGGAGCGCCGCAAAGCTGATCACTGGAGAAAGGTATGCCAATCACCGCGCAGCAACTGCTGCAGATCCTCCCGAACGCCGGCAAACAAGCCGGCGTTTTTGCGTCTGCACTCAATCTGGCTATGGATCGGTACCAGATCAACACCCGGCTGCGCATGGCGGCGTTCATCGCCCAGGTCGGACATGAGTCGGGTCAGTTCCGTTACGTGAAGGAGCTTGGCGGCGATCAGTACCTGAGCAAGTACGACACAGGCCCACTGGCGAAGCGGCTGGGCAATACGCCAGAGGCGGACGGCGACGGGCAGAAGTACCGCGGGCGGGGCCTGGTCCAGATCACCGGGCATGACAACTACCTGGCGTGCAGCAAGGCGCTGTTCGGCGATGCCCGGCTGCTGCGGACACCCGAACTGCTTGAGCAGGCCGAATGGGCGTGCAAATCGGCGGCGTGGTTCTGGAATTCGCGCAACCTGAACGCCCTGGCCGATGCTGGCGATTTTGTCGGCATTACCCGGCGCATCAACGGCGGGGTGAACGGCCTGGCAGAGCGCCAAGCCTTCTATGCAACCGCGCTGAAGGTGCTTTAGATGAACCCCATCATCCTACGGCTCCTTCCTTATATAGCTGCGCTGCTGATCGGTGCCGTCGGCGCCTGGATGTGGCAGGCCAACAGCTACACGACGATCCTTGCCACCAGCGAGGCCAATCATCAGGCAGATCTTGCCTCGATCGCCAATTCTGGTGCCGCCCAGGCGCGTCAGGCGCTCCAAAAGCAGCAGGCCGCCGAGCAGGCGCTCGCCACCCTCGACCAGAAAGCCCAGAAGGAAAAGACCGATGCGCTCGCTGAAAACGACAAGTTGCGCTCTGCTGTCGCTGCTGGTGCTCGCCGGCTGCGCATCGCGGGAAGTTGCAGTGCCAGTAGCGGGTACGTGCCCGGTACCGCCAGCGCCTCCAGCCTGGGCGATGCAAGCACCGTCGAACTCTCTGCAGCTTCTGGACGGACTGTTCTCGACGTTCGAGCAGGAATCATCGCCGATCAAGCAGCCATGAGGGCGCTACAATCGTACGTCATGAACGTGTGCCGCTAGTGGCCAGCGGAAGCGAAAAAGTACACTGAATAGCACATTTGGAATGCCGGGCTGCTGGAATATCCAGTAAATACGGGTGTTTTCCTGCTAAATTAGGTTCCGGCTTCGGGCACCATTTCCGCTTCTCAGGTTTTATCAGCTCTTCTCAAAAAGCCCGGCTCCCGCGATGGAACCGGGCTTTTCTATTATCAGCGATTCTCACCAATTATCACCACATCTCATATTTTTTAGTACATCATTCAGTCCTTTCCCAGTTCGACTGATTCGGTGATGTACTAATGCCCCTCACAGATACCGCTGTGCGCCAGGCCAAACCGGCCGACAAAGAGTTCTCCATAGCCGACGGCGGAGGCCTCTCCCTGTTCGTGGCCACCAATGGCACGAAGTCTTGGCATTTCCGGTTCTCATGGCACAGTAAGCAGCCGCGCATGTCGCTGGGCACCTATCCTGAAATCTCCCTGAAAGAAGCTCGCGAGAAACGTGATCAAGCCCGTTCGCTTGTCGCAAAGGGTATAGATCCTCGTTCAGAGCGCCGCAAAGAGAAACAGGCCGCTGCTGATTCGTCCATCAAAACCTTCGAAGTCGTGGCCGACGAGTGGTATTCCTTCAAGCTTCCGCGCTGGGCTGAAGCCAAGAAGGGCGCAGCCAAGCAGGCCAAGCTCTATCTGGATAAGGACCTGCTGCCGTCGCTGGGCAGGATTCCTATAGCCGAGGTCACTCGTAAGGATGTACTAGCCACCCTACGCATCATCGAGAAGCGCGGAGCGCTCAACGTAGCCCGCAAGTGCCGGACGTGGCTGAACGAGATTTTCCGGTTTGGCATAGCCTGCGAATACCTGGATATCAACCCAGCGGCGGATCTGGATATCGTGGCGGCCAAAGAGCCTCCCGAGAAGCACAACCCGATGCTGCGCCAGCCTGAGCTGAAAGAGTTCCTGGCAGTGCTGCGTGAAGCGGACCTGAAAGAGTACACCCGCAGTGCTATCAGGCTTCTACTGCTGACTGGCGTGCGCACAATCGAATTACGCAGTGCGACCATCGATCAGTTCGACTTTGAAGCAGCGCTGTGGACCGTCCCGGCAGGCACCGTGAAACAGTTGAAGAAGACGATCAGGGTAAAGGGGGAGGGGGTTGTTCCGCCATATCTGGTGCCACTGTCGCGGCAGGCGGTACAGGAAGCGCGCAAAGTGCACCAGATGACTGGCCGCTACAAGCTGCTGATAGCAGGCCGGCATGAGCCGACAATTCCAATCAGCGACGGCACAGTCAACATGGCGCTGAGGCGCATGGGATATGAAGGCAGGCTGACCGGGCACGGTATCCGCGCCACGATCTCAACGGCCCTGAACGAGATGGGGTACAACGAGGACTGGATCGAGGCGCAGCTTTCGCACGCTGGCTCCAGCAAGATCAGGAAGGTGTACAACCACGCAGAGTACGTGGAGCAGCGGCGGGGAATGATGCAGGACTGGGCGGACTACCTGGATGCGCTGGAGGCCGAGGCCTGATCTGCACGGGCCGCTGACTTCCGCCCGGCCCACTGATCGACCTCCGACCTGACCCAGGCCACAGCGGAATCCCCGATTTTCACCTGCTTTGGGAATTTACCGCTGACGGCCATGCGGTAAATGGTTGCGGTGCTCAAGCCGCAGATCCGCTTCACCTCCGGAAGCCGGATAAATTCTATTTCTTCGGTTGCTGTATTCATCTCAACCCTCCTTGCTCATAGCTCTGTCAATCTCGGCGTCCCAGTCTTTGGGGAGCACGTTACTTTCCAGGCGCTCAAGTAGTCCGCCATCTTCCCATGTCGCCTTGAGGTGCTGGTAGCGCGCGGCATCCTTCCCAGCGCTCGCCGCCCCATCCCTGAACCCGTCAGCCGCGGCGTTGGCCATGTCGACGGCGGTGTATTCGGCTTTTGGCGCGGCGCCAGCGCAACCAAATTTCGTCGCGGCATAATCAGCCAGCGCAGAGATCTGACTTCCACAGGCCGCGCATTTGTACCAGTCAATATCGATTCTCTTCCAATCGTGAGCAGTGCTCATATCTTCCTCCAAGCCGCAGCCGACACCCGCGCCCAGCGCTCTTGGGTGACGATGATGAAGTTGCGGATGCCGGTCATGACCTTGTGCATCTCGCCGTCGAACTCGACGAACTGGCCGGTCTTGCGGTGTTCTGGCTGGCGGTCGATGACGTCGAGCAGCTTGCCGACTCCACCATCCTCGCGCCGTTCGTGAATGTCATATGCGGCCATGACGCACCTCGTCGATCTTCATTTTGATCCCGCGTGCGTAGTCCACCGGCCAAGTGTCGAGCCGTTGTTCCAGGGTGCAGGAGACGGTTTCAATGGGCCCGCGCTCGTCGTATGCGCTGCGGGGCGTGCGACTGGCGTCGAACAGCATCTGCGCCGCGAACCGGGCGCCTTCTCGGATTTCAAGTTGAGACATGGGGATGCTCCGGCCGCGCGGGGCGGCAAGCAGGGGGGGTGTGAGATTTGGTTGGAGCGGGAGGGGTCAGAGAAACTTGTGCTGCTTCAGTTTTCCGCAGCGCTCACATTGCAGGACTGCATATGAGCCCACCTGCGCGTTATCGACAGTTCGTACCAGTAGGCCGCGGCCGATTATTTTCCACTTGTGCCCGAATAAGCACTTGAGCATCACCGCGGCCCCGTGTAGCAGTAGTAGGCGAACCAGGCGAGGGCGATCATTGATCACTCTCCAGTGAGGTAATAATTCGGAAGGTGCTTGGTGTTGGTTGTGGACCAAGCTTTATCTCTGAGCCTGGCATGATCATTTTTTGCCCGCGATCGTAGGAGTTCCACCATTGCTTGAGCGCATAAGCCTCGATTGGCGTCTCCGGCCTTACGGTCAATGTTCCGGTTTCATCAACGGTGGTGATCATTGATTCAGCTCCTTGACCTTGTTGAGGCAGGATATGCGTTCGGCTTCGTCGATACATGTATTCCACCCATCGACCCACATGCAGTCGCCCTCATTCACCCAAATCTCTCCATGGAAATCTTCTACCGGTCTACGCTTGCGCTCAGGCAGCACCACCGCTATCGGCGCGGGCTGCGAGGTGTAGAGCAAGAAGGTTCCGCCAGTCTTGCGGCATTCATCAAGCCATCCAGGCTTAACGAAGCTGACAGCGTATTCGCCGTCACGCCCCAGCAAGCGTTCCGCCTCAAGCTTCATAACGGGATCTTGGCGCTCGACGACTGGGGCGGCGAGCAGGGCGCGTAGCTCGTGACCAGCTTCGACCCAGTCGCCCTCGATCACGCCGAGATAAACACCGAGCAGCTCCCGCGAAATCTCAATTTTCCCGCTCATTCGCTTGCTCCAAATTTTGTGTTAGATTTCTTGTGCCTGCAAATTATGTGTCACTCGCCCGATCGTGCTGCAAACACATCGGGCTTTCTTTCGCGCGGCGTTTCCAGGTAGCGGAGACGTTCAGCCAGTGAGCGTACCCGCAGCATCGCCTGTGTTGTTTTCTTAACTTCGTGCCAGCTACCAAACCAGCGTTTACCGCTTGCCAGTTCTTTGCCAGTTCCCGCATAAGGCAGCATTTTCGAAAGAGCTAGCGCTAGATGGTGCTCTGCCTTTTCCAGGTCTTCCGCAATGCTCATTCGCTTGCTCCCGATTCGGTGGGTTTGATTGCCTGGCGAATACGTTCAGCCAGATCGCTATCGGTGAACGACTCGCCCCATCCATGAGGGACTTCGCTCAATACTTCACCGAGAAGATCAGAATAGATTGCCATCCACTTTGCTTGATCTTGTAGCGTCCGGCTCAACCCTTCGATCTCCGTAATCGCCACTCGTGTTGTATTGGCCAGCTCTTCCCGCAAAGCAGCCAGCTCGGACTGGGCGGCGTCGTAGTCCGACTCTCGGACGCAGCGGATATTTGATGCGTCATGACACCAGAAACGTTGAACTTTACTCATTCCAAAACTCCTTGCCGTTTATGAGGTGTGCCTCAACTTTCCGAAAGCCCGTTATGGAACAGGCAGCACGCGGCAATGACGGCGAGGACCGACAGCACTGCCCAGGCAGTGATGAAATTCATCAGCATGATTGAGCCCTCGTTGCCCTGATCCAGGTTTGAAAGGTCTGCCGGCAGAAGCCAATGTGCGCCTCAATGTCGTCCCACTTAGTACCCTTGGCGCGCATGTCCAGCGCCATGTTCAGGTACTCGTCGGTGAGCTCGCGCTTGCGACCCTTGTTGCCCAGCACGATCCCGGCATTGTTGAGGTAGCGCACGACGGTGGGGTACGAGCAGCCCGCCGCGTCAGCGATGTGGTCTACCTGGTGCCCGGCCGCGTGCATCGTGAAAATCAGCCCGATCGAGTCAGGCGATAACTTGGCTGTCATGGTCTTGTCTCCAGGTAGGCAGCTATGAACGCATGCGCTGCTTTCGCATCGAGCCCGTTTCCGTAGGCGCGCAGTCGTCCCACTCTTGAGGTAGATTCATCAACCAGCGGGTGAATGCTGGGTTCAATTGGCCGCTTCTTGCCATCGGGTCCGTTGAACCATGCTTGGCCAGCGCCAGGAGCATTGGCAGCGTTTTCCCCTTTGGGTGAGCCAGCCATTTCGCATAGAACTCCGGGCTGGCTGACTCGCTTCTCCAGTCCCTGGCAGCCGGCGTCGGCCACAAAGTAAATCCTGTCCCTAAGGTGGAACGCACCAGCGCTCGCGGCCTGAATAGGCATCGCCCCGAATGCATAATCCAGGGCTTCCAGGTCACGCTGCACACATGAGAGCCATTCAGCTGCGTTCGCAACTTGCTCTCCAAGGATGACTGGAGGTCTGCACTCTTTGATGAGCCATGAGAAGCTTGGCCAGAGGTGTCTCTCATCATTAAACCCAGCTCCAGCGCCTGCCGCGCTGAAAGGCTGGCATGGGCAACTGCCGGTCCAAACAGGAACGTCATCTGCCCATCCTGCTGCACGTAATGCGTGAGACCAGACACCAACGCCAGCGAAGAAGTGGCACTGCGTAAATCCGGCAAGATCGCTAGGGCGGACATCTTCGATACTCCTTTCATCAACTACACCAGGCGCTATGTGGCCGGCTTCTATTAGGTTGCGCAGCCACTGGGCGGCGTATGGGTCAATCTCGTTGTAATACGCCGTCACCGTCATTCCTCCGTGCATGTTCCCGTTGCCGGGCCTTGCTGCATTTGTCGTGGTTGCCCTTGGTGCGCGGTCGGTGGCAGATCTCGCACTCGAAGTGGAGCTCTAAGTAGCCCGCGGCGAGCTTTCCTGTGGATGTCATAAGGTGTCCATGCCGGGGCATGCCCGGGCGGTTGCTGCAAGAAGAACTGGTCTCTGCGGTAATGCTCTGGCTATCAAAAAAGCCGGAGCGCTGCCGCATGAAACGACTTACCGAATTGCTGAACCTTATCGCTGCACTGATCCGCCTGGCCGACGTGATCGGCCGTACGGGTTGGTTCTGAGTGGTCGCCGGCTGGCGTGATTCGTTGAGGTGGGGTCAGTGCTGAGGCTTTGGAAAGAAGGCCGGATGAGGCCCTGCTTTACGTTTCGGAAAGTCGATGCCGAACTTATCCAGGAGCCTTATGAAGGTTTTGAACGATACGCCGAGTTGGACGATGGTCTGGTGCCGCGATAGCCCTTCCTCCATTAACGCCTTGATCCGCTCGGCGTCTTTGGCGTCCTTGGCTTCGTCAGGCACATAGCGCTTCAGGTTTTCCCTGCCGGTGTGGACTGCCGGCTGGAACTTGAATCCGGCCTCGACGGCGATCTTTTGCAGGGTGCGCAGGCAAATTCCTGTGGCTTCCACTGCCTGGGCGTATGTCATGGTTTCAGCCAGCGTGCGGATTCGGTCGACCAGTTCGGCTCGCTCTCTGGCCCGGGCGACGGCTCGTTCCTCACGCTCAAGGTCGCGCTGGGTGAGCTTGTCGACCTTGCGCGGTACCGGCTCACTCATGGGCTTTGCCTTGATCGGCGTCTTCTTGCGCCGCGGTGGCTCATGCCTTGCCGGTGGAGGCACAAAGCTCGGCCCCCGCAATACCTCAATAGTCCCTCCTTTACTCAAGAAGGCCTCTTGGAGCATGGCCAGCTCATGGCGTTGCGGGTCGAGCTCCTTGACCATGTTCAGATCGGTGCTGATGTAGGCGCTCATGCTGCATGACTCCTCATCCGGCCTCGCATTTCCTGTTCGAGTTCGGCCAGTTCTTCCAGGAAGGCCTTTATTTCCGCTTCCATCTCCCGGCCTCGCTTGAAGTCGAAGTCGTAGCGGAAGCAGATGTATTGCAGTTCGTCTGGCAGGCGGTCGTCGTAGCTCACGAAGTCCGCCCAATGACGGCCGGTGCAGGCCATTTGAGCCAGCATCTGCCACTCATACTGCGGGTCGTGGCGCCCGGACTGCATTGTCGCGACGTGAGTGGCGGTGTTTGGGCACTTGATCTCCAGCACCCCGTCGTCGCCCACCAGGCCGTCAGGCGATGCCCCGAATCCTT